TGGTATAATATAAATAATTCTGAAGATGTTAGAAGGTAGACAGGACCCGGGGGCGGTACCCGGCGCCTCCACCATAAACACACGGTGAAGATATGCGCATTAAACTAAAGACAGCTGATGAGTGGGATGCACTCACAAAGGCCAAGAAATATTTTAAGTGGCGCGCAGGTCAACGTAAAAAGATTAAACGAGGCTATAATAAAAGACTTCGTCGTGTTTTTATGATGGGGGCGAACTAGGATCGACTGATGCTTGAGTCTTCGAAGTAGTAACTGCAAACGATAACTTTGCACCTTTGGCTGCCGCAGCGTAGTCATTGGGCCCGCCGGAGCCTCGAAACAGAATCCGGCAACTTATTTGAGGATCGTAATGTTAGATAAATCTCTTAACCCCGAAAGAACTAGAGAAGCACAGCTTAGAGAACACTTTGATATACAAGAACTAGAACCCGAATGTAAAGACGAATATATCAAGATTCCTCTCGATCTTCCGTGGGATGAATTAGAAAAAGACGTACCACTGGCTTTTGAAAAGTATGGTTGGTATGGTATGGTTCATCGTATGAAAAACGATTGGGAGCGTAGTCCATTATATGGTGGACTCGGTTTGACTTACAATCCAGATTACAGATTCGACATTCCTCATCACTCTCAAGGATTTGGCCAGCCACGTTCGACAAAGCCTATGGACGTAAAAGGCTGGATGGATAACTTAGAAAACTATGATTATTCAGATCAGACCGAGTCAGTTGAGATCAAAGGATTCAATACGTATGATGATTGCCTTGGATTGAGAGTACCTACAGAGGTAACACAATTCAGATCATTTACCAGCATCTTCTCAAAACTCAAGAGGCAAATGTTTCAGGGTCGTATCGCAGAGGTACGAGCTGCTGAATATGGTGCAAGAGTTTCAGAAGAGAATAAGGAATTTATTTGGCATACAGATGAGAGGAATGAAATCATTTCTCGTATCTTGATTCCTATTGTGTATAACGAAGATTACTATCTTGAGTTTAAGGATACCGGTACACGACTTGACTTTGAGCCGGGGTACGCTTATCACTTTAATACATATAAAATACACCGTTGGAATTTTGATTACCACGAGAATATTAAAAATAGAACGTGCATTGTTTTAGGATGGTCACCCTGGCTCGAATACAAAGAAGGTACCTGGTCAGTTAATGAGTATTGTAATAAGATGCACCCTATGGATATGGTGAAAGCCGGTTTAGTTATATGATACCTGAAGAAAATACTTTTAAAACTATTTCAATTCAAACAACCTATAAATGTCAAATGAAGTGTGCCAACTGTTATCTTGGTGACATGCTCAATAATGACAAGTATAAGGATGTAGATCTCGATAAATTTGAGGATGCTATATCCAAGCTGCCGAACAGGTGCGATATTCGGTTCATTGGTGCAGAACCTACTATGAATCCTAAACTCTTTGATCTTGTCAAAATTGCTCGACAGAATGGTCACCGCCCTTCACTTCTTACAAATGGATTGAAGCTGCGTAACTATAAGTACGCTTCGAATCTCAAGGAAGCTGGTATTAACATGCTTGGCCTGAGTATGAATGGCGGACTGGATGATGATATGTACCAGCTTCTTGACAATGGCAGATATGCAAAGCAAAAGTCTATGGCACTAGAGAATTGCTTTAAAGCAAAAATTATTCCACACGTCAATGTGATTCTGATTCCAGATAATGCTCATGTTCTGAAGCCACTCGCTAATCGAATGATTGAGTTGGCCGAAAAATATAACATGACTAAATATCCTATCATGCTTCGTGTCAAGTCAGTCGGTGAAGTTGGCAACTATTTAGATACGTATACATATAGATTAGATGAAATGGTTGGAATACTGAGACACCTCTTCGGACACTTCCAAGTCGACTTTAATGTGAATGGATATGAAGAAAAGAATACCTGTGTGTTTAAGTTACCAAATGGACTACTTGGTAAGATCACAGACTGGACTCTGGATGATGACGGTATACCAGATTCCGGAAGTAAACGCAGAGGAATCCTAACGGATGACTATACTATCGAACCGTTTTTTGAATATTATGCAACCAAGGAGGATGCAAAATGGAAATCGTAAAGCACGATATTAAATTGAAAGATATGGCTAGCGAGGATATTACACGCTGGGCCAAATGTCTACATGAGGACAACGTTGTCCTTTTGAAAAATCAAGATTGTTCGAAAGAAGATCTTGTGCGGATTTATGATTCCATTGGTAGAGTATGTATGCCAGTGGATCGTAAAACCGGTAAGAAAGAATTCTTTGCAGATAATGATTATCCGCAGCTTATGAGAGTTACAAATGAGCGCGACGATGAAGGTGAAAAGACTGGAATCTTTGCAGACTTGGAACTCGACTGGCATAGTAATGGTAATGGTAGAGACCAAGGCAAGGAATGTAGTGTTGCACTATACTGTGTACACGAAGGAACTGACAGTATCACAAGCTTTTGTGATGTAAGACAAGCATATAGAGATCTACCACTTGAAATCAAAGAAGAGCTTGATTATGTAGAAGCCATGTATAAGTTTGAGCGTGGTACTTTCTACGATCTGCAGGAAGATGATAAAGAACTCGAAATGTTTGAGAATCGCGGTGTCTATAAGGATGGAATTCGTAGGCAGCTGATCTATACACATCCGTTTGATGGTGATGCTGGAATCTACTGGTCATTCCACTATATCAAAGAAGTGTTTAATAATAAAACACCTTGGCCGGAGATGTACGACTACTTGATGAAACATGTTTTCCAGGAGAAGTACGTTGCTCATCATCACTGGGAACCAGGCGATCTTATCTTTATGGATCAGTGGCACAGCCTGCATAAACGTAACGCTGTAAAAGGTCATAGACTTCTTTACAGAACAGCTATGGATTACAGACATGTCTTCCGTCTTGCCCGCCAGTCCGTTTAACTATCACTTCCAGAGGAAGCTGTTACTCGAGGACTACGACAAGAGAATCGCTAAACGTCTTGGGCATCGGTATCTAGCCGGTGCTCATTACTACGATTTAGTTCATAGTGAAGGCGAAGCGCGGTATTCGAAGAACACCGTTGTCAGGATTAAGTCTGGTCCGGCGATCTACGAAGTAAAGAGATTCCTTGCAGCCTATGGATTACTCGATCATGAGTGGCAGGCATGGTACATTGGATATGCTGACGATGATTATTGTGAATGGCACATTGATACAAGACCAGAAGAGTATTGCGTTGATGCAGCAAGAATCAATGTGTTCTTGACCGGTGAATCACATACTGAATTTAGATCGGGTAAGGTGTACTATGAACAGGCTGTTGTACCTGTTATGCACGAAGAACACAGATACGACAATCGCGGAAAGAGCAAGAGAGTGATGCTGCAAATTGCAATCAAAGGAATAACTCACAATGAACTTTGTGACGTCATCTTTTTCAAAAACTTCAGATGATTTGAAATATCTGTTTAAGCAAGCAGTAAGACATTCCTCAAACAGGTTAAAAGAAAATTATGAAGACATTCCTGATCATCTCGTGTATAGCATTATCTATGGCCCTGATCCTATAGGGTGTAGTCTATTACAGGACAGACCAATCTACAATGGAATGGGTAGAGTCTTATCGAGGCTCTACTTTCCCGCGCCGGCGGCCGGAGGACTAGCACATAAGAACTATGTCCATAGTGATGGACTACGGCCTGAGATATACGAGATGTTGAATCAGCAGGTTGAGCTTGGACGTAAACTAGGTATTGAAGATTTCTTCATGTCACGTGAAGATAAGACACCGATCATTATGAAGAAGATCCATCGTGGTATGGTCAAGCTTGGATATGATTGGAAGATCGATACTGAGAACAAATATTATACCACTGAAAGTTCAAAGCAGTGGATTATTTGGACGGGTCAAAATTATTTAAAGCAAACCTAAGAAGCTTTTTCTTTCCGTCTACCGTTCCATCTCTACGATGGCACAATCTCTTGTTATCATATATGATCAAGTCACCAGTCTTGTATTCATGGGTGGTAATATACTTGTCCTGATAGCAATGTTCGATTAGTTTATCTCTTTGAAATGAATCTGTATATGCTTCGCTGAAGAAAAAGTATTCATCGTCTACAATCAAATCGTGGTAAGCATGAGATCTCTTATAGAGTCTTTCCTCTGCCTTGGTTTCGAAATTGCATGGATGATTAGGATGCTGTTCAAAGAACTTTTTTACGCTGTTTTTACACAACTCTTGAATCTTCAAGTGCTCAGGTGCATCACGATAAGCAGCAGCCATATCACAGAACTGAATAGCTCCAGCATTGTTAGCCTCAACGCAGTAGATAGCTACATGGCTGTGAACGTCAGCCAGGTATCCTTTGTCATGGTGCCAAGGTAAATCGTTTTTAGCGCTAAGGGTTTCTCTTCTTGTCGGTTCTTCGGTAGTTACTTCTACGACTAGTGAACCGTAATAATCCTGAGGCTGAGGGTCTCCAAAATCTTTAATCCACTCTTCAGGTTTTCTATCATCATAAAAGTTCTCAATAATATTAATCATACAATAAAACCAATTTTGTCCCTAACTGTTGGATAATCTTCTGCGAAGATACTCATTTTGAAAATAACTTTGTCGGAGTCTGACGATGGAATCTTATGCGACCACTGAGTGTTAAGCAATCCCATCTCATATGTAGTAGCATGATCTGAGCCAGACGAATCTACGAATGTAATAGCGCCTTGAGAAATTTTAGAAACGTTTGCTACAATGGCGCACTGATCGCTATCATTTGGTAGAGTTACTTCGTTACCGGCAGTGATCTTATAGAACTTAGCCTTCACATCTCCACTTACACCGTATCCAATCTTGAAATCTGCAATCTTTCCATCGATAAATGTAGACGATGTATTGTCAAACGAGATTTCTTTTAAGCCTCCACCAAGATCTGTCTCATTCGAAGACAATGCGGTGTAGTCAGAATCTAATTGAGTCTTCGGTGGTCCTTGTCTTTCAAAGACACAAATGCCATAGCTGCTTAACATGTTTTACTCCGTGTAATAGTTCTATTTATACCAGTAATTCCATCTCTTCGAAGCTCAAATCAAAAATACTAATCTTGTATAGTATTCGATCCACGTCTCCATTCTCTACCATGTGTGGAATCTCAGTGTTAATTAATGCCTGCTTATAGGTATATGTTCCGCTTTCATAGGATACAGGTGCTTCATTTGCATTTAATATGAAATTAAGAGAGCACTTAGTGTCTGTGTCCGTATGCCAAGGAAGAGTCTCGTTTGCTAGTAATCTGTAGAATGACACGTTAATCTTGCCAGGAATACCAAGTTCTTCTTTTAATTCTTCTGCATAGGACCAACCTAGTTCTGAATTGAGGTTCTTATCTCTTATGACTTTCCAGAATGGTGCATCCTTTCCGCCACGAGCATAATTGATTTCCGTATGCTTGATACGATTGTATTCCGCTAGGAATAACTCGAAATCAAAATCCAGGTTTGTGCGTTTTATCATAAAACTTTCCTCTTGTTTTCAAAAGCTCTTGTGCATCGAATAGATCTTCATAGTTGACGGTCCAAGGTTTGTGATCTGTATCTACCCGTGTATCTTCGAGATATATGACATCTCCTTCGACCTGATTAATGCAATCCATCTGGTGAATAAAGTTTTCGAGCACTCTATCATCATGTTTGAATTCAATTGTTTCACAGAGCTTAAGAAAATCTTCCTCATCTTTATCGTTATATTTATGCCAGAATCTACGACCAACCTGATAGTGCACTAGGATACTGAGATATGCTCGCCAAAGGTTTCTCCTCTTCAGCACTATAATCTCATGTCCATCATAAAACTCTTTAAACCAGTCATACACAATCCCGTTTTTATAGGGGTAAAACAGATGGAAGGCGTGTATCTTGTATAGCACCTCAATTCGTTTCTTTCTCTTCTCTTCAATAAAGCGTATTCTATCCTCGAGGTTGTCACCAAACAACTCATTGCTATGAGGTGCGAGAAGCAGGAACTCATTGAATCCTTCAAATTCATGTACCTCGTAGTTCTCTCTGTTGATAGCATCGTAATGCTTTGATATATGAGTAGATCCGTAACGAGGATTACTTACAATTATTTTCATTCTAAATGCATTTTTTTGTTTACAATTTAAAAATACTGTGGTATAATATATCTATAAAATGAAAAATGAGGAGAAAACTATGGGTAAGGTGAAAGCATGGGCGATGGATCTGGAAGAACAGTTCATTGACAAGTGTGGAGATATCGCTAAGGATAGCGAATGCTACGAAGAATACTGTCAGCGTGCAGTGCTGAATGACAACATGGTTGTTCACCTTGACGAACAGGAAGTAGCAGATATCATGTCTGATGTCTGGTCTGAAGTTTGGTCAAAATATGCATAAAAGTGAAAAAAGTGGTTTACAAACCGCTCGTAATTTGGTATAATATTCGAGTAAGTTGAAAAAAGGAGTCCTATATTATGGCACATATGGTTGAAACAATGGCGTATGCCGGTGAAGTTCCTTGGCACGGTCTGGGTGTACCAGTCTCCAATGACCTCACTCCTGCTCAGATGATGAAGAAAGCTGGTCTTGACTGGCAGGTCCGCGAAGTGGATACCTTCATTGAGTATAATGGTAACAAGCAATTCACTGGTAACAAGTGTCTTGTTCGTGAAACAGATGGTCGCATTCTGACGACTGTCGGTGAGAACTGGAATCCAGTTCAAAATGAAACAGCATTCGAATTCTTCAGTGAGTTCGTATCTGAAGGCAATATGGAAATGCATACTGCCGGTTCATTGAAAGATGGACAAATGGTTTGGGCTTTGGCTAAAGTCAAAGACTCATTCGAACTTTTCGGTGGCGATACCGTAGAGTCGTATCTCCTCTTCTCCAATCCACATCAGTATGGCAAGGCCATTGATGTGCGCTTTACTCCAATCCGTGTTGTATGTAACAACACTCTCACCCTCTCGCTCGAGTCAAAGGCTGAACGGTCTGTTCGTATCGGACACCGTGTCGAGTTTGATCCCAGCGAAGTAAAGCAGGCTCTTGGTATCGCCGCTGAAAAGCTCGAAACCTACAAGGATATGGCATCATTCCTTGGCAAGAAGCGCTTCACTGCTGACGCATATATCGAATATCTGAACACAGTCTTCCCACGTACTGCCGATAAGAAAGTACAGGGTAAAGCTCTGTCAGTCGATACACTGTCACGCAATGCTAAGCTTGCATACGATTCTTTGGAAACTCAGCCTGGTGCTCAGTTTGCCGAAGGTTCCTGGTGGCAGGCATTTAATTCTGTCACTTTTATCACAGACCACGTCCAAGGTCGTAACGAAGACAATCGTCTTTATTCTTCTTGGTTTGGTGGAAATCAGATTCGCAAACGCGATGCTCTGAAAACTGCTATTGAATTTGCGGAGGCTGCATAATGGCAAAAGCACATAAGTCAGACATTCTTGGTGAATGGGCTCGAGAAAATGGTTTCGAGTCTATCGCCCGGGCTTATCATCCTCGTGAGGTTGAAAAGCGTAGGCAACAAGCTATCAAGTCCTACAATGAACGGCAAAGAAAAAAAGAAGAACAGGAGAGGCGCCGTTAGGCGCCTTTTCAGTATAAATAGTCGAGATAGCTTAACTTTTACGGATTATTAGATATGTTAAAGTTCAGACAATTTATACTGGAACAAGCCATGTACAAACACCTCACCGCTGGAGAACTCTTAAAGCCAGGCCGTGAAGGCCGAGGTCAAACTATTATTGATAAGATCAATGGTAACGAAGAATTCCTGTTGAAAGGTGGTGGCACTGTTAGGCTAAAGAAAGACGCAGCAGTTGTAAGAGATTTCAAGAAAGCACTTGACTCTGCGAATGCTGCAGAACTCAACAAATTCGAATTTACTGGCCAGGACGGTAAGACATACAAACTCAATAACTTTTTAAAGTCACCTGAGTTTGGAGGTAAGGGATCCGGGTCAGGTACGCGCGCGGAAGACGCAGCGCTAACTGCATTTAAAAAAGAACTATATGATGTACTGAATAAAGAAAATGTTCCGTTCATTTACTTGAAGATTGGTAAGAGAACCGAAAAGGTTTCTGAAATTGCTAGCACTCCTGGTACACCTAAGTCTGATTTCCACATGATGGATCCGACTGGTAAGGAAGTATTCTGGATCTCTCATAAGAAAGGCCGTAAGGCAAATGACTTCCAGCAATATGGTGGCATGGTAGAAATCCAAAACGAAGCTGAAGTCAAACAGTTTGTAAAAGACTTGAAAGCTACTCTACAGAAAGAGCATGGCGATCCTAATAAATTTCCTATGAAGACTGGCTACTATCGTCCTGTTAAAAACAAACAGGTCATGATGAAAACTTTGTTTGGCAAAGATTACAGAGCTGGCACATCTGGTAGGAATAAACAAAACATTGATGTTTTATATCAAGGACCAATGACTCTCAAGAAGATTAAGAATGGTGATACACCTACATATGAAATTAGATCTAATCACACCATGTTTCACAGCGATATTCCTCGAGGAGACTATCAAGCATATTACTATGTAAGACCAGAGCAGGCTAAGAATCAGTTTGGAGTAAAAGGCGGAAGATTTTTTATTGTGTCGAAGATGACTGCAACAAAGAATAGAAACGCTAAATTAATATGAACACATTTGCAAATTATATAACCGAACAAAAAAATACTCATATGACTCATATCGAGGATAAGGTTATCTACGGTGGAGTGAAGGGTACAAGAGATGCAATCATGGCATTGCGTTCTCTGCGTGATATGTTGGGAGGGCAGAAGGATGGTAATGTATCTGTTAAGTGGGACGGTGCTCCTGCTATCTTCGCTGGCACTGATCCTCGCGATGGGAGATTCTTCGTGGCGAAAAAGGGAATCTTTAATAAGTCTCCCAAAGTATACAAGAGCGATGCGGATATTGATGCTGACGCATCTGGCGATTTGGCTGACAAGCTTAAACTTGCTCTTAAGTATTGTGCTAACTTAGGTATCAAAGGTGTAGTCCAAGGAGATTTTCTGTATGGTCCGGGTGATATCAAGACTAAGAAGATCAGTGGTAAATCGTATGTTACGTTCCACCCCAATACAATTGTATATGCAATACCAGCTGGCACGGACATGGCCAAGCAAGTTAAGGCAGCAAAAATTGGAATTGTATGGCATACGACGTACACAGGAAAATCATTCGAAACAATGAAAGCTTCCTACGGAGTAAAGGTTAAATCATTCAAGAAATCAAAGGATGTATGGTCGCAGGATGCTATGCTTAGAGACTTGACTAAATACACCATGAGCAAGGATGAAACCAATGCTGTTAATGAGCATCTTAAGACGGCTGGATACATCTTCAACAGAATCGCAGGATCAACACTCCGGCAACTTGAAAAGAACCAAGATTTGGCAAAACATATTGAAACACATAGCAATAGGTACGTCAGAGCCGGTCAGTTGCCACCTGATCCGAAGAAACGTGTTGACGCTCTTATCAAGTTTATTCAAGATAAGTATCAAAAAGAAATGGATACTCGTAAGACAGCAGCTGGTAAAGCTACACAACAGAAAAAATTAAATGATCTGTTAACATTCTTTTCGCCAAAGAACAAGCAGAGTTTAATTCAAATGTTTGAATTGCAGAAACAAATCGTTCTTGCAAAATTAAAACTTATAAATAGTTTAAATAAATTGTCAAAGATAGATACATTTTTAAAAACAACGAAAGGGTATCGTGTAACAGGCGAAGAAGGTTATGTTGCAATCGATAAACTTGGTGGTGATGCGGTGAAGATCGTTGATCGTATGGAATTCTCATACGCCAACTTCTCACCAGATATATTAAAGGGATGGGATAAACCAGGGAGAAAATAATGGCAGTAATGTCGTTCACTTCTTTTTTAGACGAAGAGCTATCAATTCAAGGTAGACGTAAGCTCGCAAGGAGCATGAAACGTCGTAAGACTCGTCTAAAGCTAGCAAGAAAAAGAGCAGAGAAAAGACTCGCCAAGACTGACGTCTTGAAGCGCCGAGCTCGTCGTGGTGCAAGGGGTCAATTTGCTGATAAATTAGCTGGTAAGGGAAAGTCCAAAGGTGAGGTCTCAGTCGCTAAGAAAAAGCAAATTGAAAAGCGTTTAAGCCAAGGTGGTTGGCAGCAGCGCATTGCAATTCTTCAAAGAAGAATGCTACCTAAGAAACGCCGCGAGGAGATTCGTCGTAAACGATGATTAATTCATTTAGATCATATTTAGTTGAAGAAGAGAAGACTCTCTATTTTGTGTGGGGACGTATGAACCCACCAACGGCTGGTCACGAGAAGTTACTCGACTTCTTAAAACAAAAGGCCGGCAACAATCCTTTCCGCATTTATCTTACACAGTCTGAAGATAATAAAAAGAATCCTATTCCATTTGCACAAAAAGTAAAGTTTGCACGTAAAGGTTTCCCTCAGTATGCTCGTCAGATTATGATGAACAAGAAACTGAAGACAATCTTTGATGCAATGTCATCTTTCTATAATGAAGGTTTTAAGCGAGTCGTTATTGTAGCGGGTGAGGATCGTTTGAGAGAGTATGATGTTACTCTTAAGAAATACAACGGAAAGAAAGGTAGACACGGTTTCTATAACTTTGAACGTATTACTGTGCTCAGCGCAGGTAAGCGTGATCCCGAGTCAAAAGGCGTTGAAGGAGTATCTGGTACAAAGCTTCGTGGCTTTGCAGAAAAGGGTGACTTTACAAAGTTTGCTCAATTGATGCCGAAGAAACTTTCTAATGCAGATGCTAAACAGGTATTCAATGCTGTACGTAAAGGGCTGGGCCTGAAACAGGTTAAAGAATATAGAAACCATGTACAGCTATCTCCGGTTTCTGAAACAAGAGAAGATTTTATCGAAGGTATGTTCCAGCCAGGTGATCAGGTCGTTATCAAAGAAAACGATATGATTGCAACGGTTATTCGTCGTGGTGCGAACTATCTTATCGTAGAAGCTAACGGTATCCAGATGCGTAAGTGGTTGGATGCTGTTGAAGTATTAGAAGACGAGCGCAAGAAAGATTCTCCACAGGATCCTGATATTAAGGACCGCAAGGGCACACAGCCTAAAGCTTACCATAGTGGTATAAAGTCTGTGTCGACGAAGAAGGCGAGAGACGCTCATTTCAAGAAGGGTGCTAAGATGGATGATGATAATCCAGCTGCATATAAGAAAGCACCTGGTGATGCTACTGCAAAGACAAAACCAAGTAAACATACTAAAAAATTCAAGCAAATGTTCGGAGACGACTAATGGCAAAGTATAGAGTAGAAATTGAAGGTGAAGGTGTAGCTACAGTTGATGCACGCACCGAGAAGGAAGCAAAGGCAAAAGCTTTCCGTAAGCTCGGTATCCGTAGCATGCTTAAAGTAAAGACTTTGACTCCAAAAGCTAAGATCACTAAAGAAGAGGCTGAGCCTTCTACGCTAACTGGCCCTCTTAACAAACGCCAACAGAAGATTCGTAATGATCGTCTAAAGATGGTTGCTAAAAAGCACAATGATGCAAAAGAAAAGCAAGCAGATAATGATAAGAAAAAGGGTATGAAATTTAAAGAACACGCAGAAATGATGGAAGACGCCACGGCGGGCTTGAAGAAAAAGGCTGAAAAGTCTGGCATGCCTCTGGGTATTCTTCGTAAAGTTTACAACCGAGGAGTTGCAGCTTGGAGAACCGGTCACCGGCCAGGTACTACACCGCAGCAATGGGGAATGGCTCGTGTTAACTCATTCGTCACCAAGTCATCTGGAACTTGGGGTAAAGCAGATAAAGATCTAGCAGCAAAGGTAAGAGGATAATGTCTAAAACATTTGATCAAATTAGAGAAGGTATTGCTGGTGCAGTAGCCGGCGGTGTCGTTGGTAGTGCAGCTGGTCCAGTAGGAACTGCTGCAGGTGCTTATCTTGGTCACAAAGTTCAGCAAGCAGCTAATGCTGCTAAAAAGAAAAAAGATGATCATAAGCCTACGACTATCGGGCCAGATGGAAAGCAAAAGCATGAGAACTCAGATGCAGTCAAGGCTTTCTTAGCTAAAGGTGGTAAGATTAAAAAACTTCCACCGGGTAAGGCTCAAGGTTATCACGGTAAAGATGATCCTGGCAAGGGTGTACACGGCATGATGGACAAGCCTGATTCAAAGAGAATGGGTACTCGCAAGAAAGTACGGTCTATGGAATCAGTTCAGCCTGTACAAGAAGAAATGATGTTTAAAGTAAACGTTGAAGGATTGCCTCCAATGATTATGCTTGGTAAATCACCGGGAGATATTAAAGGCCAGTTACGTAAGATTGTAAAGCAGCCTTCAATGATTGGTGATATTGATCGTATGACAAAGGCAGAAGTCAAGAAAAGGTACCGTGATATGGGTGCTGGAAAAGATGACAAAGAATGAAAAAGTTCAAGGACTTCAGAGCTGATTGGGGAACAGACGACGCGACTAATCGTGCAAAGTCTGCGACACCAGGACAGATGGATGAAAAGAAATCTGAGACTTGGGAAGCTGGTTACAAGCGCAGAGTCGTAAAGACTACTAGTGCTGAGCATAAGAAGAAGGGTTACAATTGGAGAATCAAAGGTAAGGAAAGACCTGAGATTTCGATTAAGCTATATAAAGAAAAGCCATCACAGGCAGAGTTTAATAAACAAATGAGAAGGGTAGCAGGCCATGAGTTCGGTGGATAAGTTTAACAGATACAGAGCTGAAGAAATTGACCAGTATTGTGAATGCAATGACCTGTATGAAGATCTTGAGATTACTGAAGCCGAGTATCAAGGTAAAAAGGTAAAGCTGAATGATCCAATTCGCACAAGCGAGAATCCCAACAAGAAATTTAAAGTCTATACAAAAGGCCCTAAAGGTAACGTTGTTGTCGTCCGCTTTGGTGATCCTAACATGGAAATTAAGCGAGATGATCCCGACAGACGTCGTTCTTTTCGCGCCAGACATAGTTGTGACAATCCAGGACCAAAGTGGAAAGCAAGGTACTGGTCTTGTTATCAATGGCGCGGTGGTTCCAAGGTAGATAACTAAAGGAAAGTAGCATGGCTGACAATACAGATCAGAGGCTCGATCGGATCGAGCAAAAGCTTGATGAGATTGCCTACATTATGGTCAGTCTTGCTAAGGCAGAAGAAAAGATTGAATCATTGAAAGATGACCATGATAAGATGTACGAAAGGATTAATCGCCTTTCACAAAAGCTAGACGACATCGAACGCAAAGTCGATGAGAATTCACGGACTGTAAGTCTTATAAATAAAATCGTAATTGCGGCAGTGATTGCCGCTATTGGCTCACTAGTGGCCCAATGGATGTAAGGAGAAACTATGTTTAACAACATTTTTGAGAAGTATAGGGCCGCTTCTAAAAACGAGGCTCAAGAGAAAGAAGGTAATGCTTTTACTGCTGCGTTGAAGGCAGCAAGAGAAAAAGGCGATAGCCATTTTGTAGTCTCTGGTAAAAGATATAAGTGTGAAGACTTTGTTGAAAAGACTGATTGCCCTAAGTGTGAAGGCAAAGGATGCGATCATTGTGATAACAAAGGCTATCACGAGTCAGTGAAAGAGTCTGCAGTTAACGAAGCTATGGATCCTGTAAAGGATAAAGAAGCTAAGAAGAAGTTTGATGACCGCGATGATAAAGACATTGATAACGACGGTGATGTAGATTCTTCTGATAAGTTCTTGCACAAGCGTCGTAAAGCTATTGCAAAGTCAAAGAAAGCAGATGAGCCAAAAGGCGGTGAAGATACTGCAGTAATGAATCCTAAGAAGGAAGATAAAGTGAGTAAAGAAGAAGCAGATCCGGATACAGTACGGATGATGAAGGCTAATCCTAAGATGCAAAAGACTGGTGGTCCTGGTGGAATGAAAGGCCTGAATAAGAAGGCGCAGAAAGATACTAAGGATGCACTGAAAAAAGAAGAAGTTTCTGTACGTGATAAGTTGATGTCTATCTGGGAAAAAGCTGGAGATCATACTAAAGGTGCAACCAAGCCTGAGGAAATGGATTCAAAAGATTCTCCATCAGCAAAGAAAATGAAAGCTGATCATAAAGCAGAAGTAAATGACACCGATGAAAAAGGTCATGATGATGCAAGTAAAGCAGGACGTACAGGTCCAAAAGCTAAAGCTCGCAGTAGCGGTGATAACACAGCATCCGGTGATCGTAACATTGTTAACAAAATCGCAGCAGCATACAAAGGAATGAAAAATGGCTCTTAATCCTCCTGGCTGGTGTAAAGGTGCAGTTCCAACTCCGCAAGGTTGGAGAGATCCTAACACCAATGAACTCTTAAAATCACAGGCAATCTCTCAAGCAGATATCGATGAATGGAATGGTGTACCTACCATTGCAGAAACAAAAGAAGTTTTAATCGAAGCTATGCCTGAGCCGGTCGATGACGAAGAAGAAGAGTGGGAAGAATATGATCTGCATTCTATGTCAAAGATTGAGTTAGAAGCTCTTGGCAGAGAATACGGGATTGAACTTGATAGGCGTGAAAAGAAAGACGCGTTGATTGAACAGCTCGAAGCAGTGATGTACGAAGACGAAGAGTAATTGAATATATAATCTTGTTATGATATTCAATGAACTTACTGAAGACAATCTTCTTCTCTACGCCGCCAAGAATTACTATAAGCCTCAGTTCTCTGACATTGAAGAGTTCTATGAGGATTTGAAGCGGTTTAAATATATTAAGCGATTGGTCAATCGTTACCTTGAGCACGACGAATTAGCTGAACGTCTAATCATGAATCATCTAATCGTCGTGTTCAATTCGTTTAGAATTGAACCAGCATGTAATATATTGGAGTTAAAGCTTGATGATAAACACTGGCCAGTTATAAAACCGTTTCTAGTTTATCTGAAATATATTAGAGACGATCAATACACTGGCATTCCAATGGATCAAACCGTTGTATCAATACTGAGAGAAAACTATGGGCTTAGTCAAAAGAGCAGCTGATCTAGCATACACGTTCCGATTTATTCGCATGCTCGTCATGAAATGGGAGAACTGGGATGCTTATAAAGAAGGAATTATCGATAAAGATGGTAAACGTATCAAGGGTGTCAAAATTGATACCGATGCGAAAAAGTCTTCATACACTCCTTTTATTCGGCTCGCTGCTAATGTTAAACGGTTGCTTTCTAAAATCCCTGGTGGAGGGTCAAGACTTGGAAGCTTCGCCGCAGCTTTGTATCTCATTAAAGAAAGATACGAACTTTCCGACAATCAGATTGACACGATCATGCGGAAGGTCGGAGTAGACGTACTAGACTTTATCGCAGAAGATCATCAGTGGTTTGTACTTGAAGATGGCACACTGTCACCAGGAGTTTATAGAGTATACAATCCTAAGATCTTAAACAAATCATGCGAAGAAATCGTACTACCTAAAGATCAGGTAAAAGTTTTCGACGGTGATCCTGTAGGAAATATTTTTGGTATGAATGTTTTTGAAGCTACACACCTCAAGACCAATCAGCAAATATATATTACTACAAGCGAGATTTACAAATGAGTTTATGGGCAAATATTCATAAGAGAAGAAAATCTGGTAAGCGCATGCGCAAGAAAGGTGAGAAGGGTGCACCTTCGCCAGAGGCTATGGCAGCAGCAAAAGCATCGAGTGAAGATACTACTACGGCGAATATTCCGAATCCTGCTGATACAGCCATGGGCCCGAAAATTAGAACTACAACTATGCATGACAAGCGGAGAAGAAAGGACAAACATCCTGTCTTACTCAAGCGCTTCAGTCAGTATTTAACCGATAAAGGTATGACATAATGTTATCACTAGTAGGTTCTCTGCTAGGATTTGCCAGCTCAGCTGTACCAGCTGTGACTGACATTTTCAGAGACAAAGCAGATCGTAAACACGAATTAGATAAAATGCAAAAGATGGCCGAGCTGAGACAGCAAGGCATGGACTTTGATATGCAGATGTACGATAAGATGGGTGCTGATAAAGAACACCAACGTCTTATTGCACATGACACAGCAATTATGCAATCAACCGGTTGGACATCTGTCCTACAGAAATCAGTGCGTCCTGTAATTACGTACGCTTTCTTTGGTTTGTTTGCTACAATCGAAATTACATTATTAATGAATGCTATTGAAATGGGTACACCATTTAATGAAGCAATCCAATTGTTATGGGATGAAGAGACGAAGGCAATCTTCGCAGCAATTATTTCTTTTTGGTTTGGTTCACGCGCAGTGGAAAAAGCTAGAAGGAAGTAATGTCAAATCTACCAAAGCACCTGACTCGAGGTGGCCCCGGAGACGAATATCTTGGCGGAGGTAAAGTAAACACATCAACGTGGTTTACTATGCCCGAATTAGATAGGCAAATAAAAGACCAAGAAATTTGGTTTTGCAGCGCTCCGTTTCAAATGATTTATAGCAATGTAGTAGGAGAACTGTATCCTTGTTCTTGGGCCACAGAAGATCCTCGTAACGCACCTAATTTAAATAATACATCGATGGTAGATTATTTTACTAACGATGAAAAGTTAAACGCTTTGCGCAAAGAAATGACTACACCTGGATCTGACTTACAAACTGCTAAGTCTATGTGTAGCAATTGCATAAAGCAGGAAAAATTATATGGAAGATCTAGGAGACAGGCTGCACTAAAAAATCAGACTAATGATTTAGATATTTGGCCTGGAATCAGAAAGGCAGTGTCTAGATTTAAAAAGTCGGGTATAGGACATATAGAGGATAGGATTTTTGAAATTCAAATTAAAGCATTTGGAAATCAATGCAATCTGGATTGTTATATGTGCATGCCTTATGACTCTACTCAAAGAATCGCAACATTAAACCATGATGCACTTGATAATCAAACAATATATAATGATGCGTCTCTTCTTGCTGGTGAAAGGTCTTCTAATTTTAAAATTAGTTTTGAAAACTTAATTGATCAAATTGTACAAGTTGCACCATACATATATAATTTAAAGCTGATTGGCGGTGAGCCTTTAGTCATGAAGCAGTACTATGAGTTACTTGATGCTATTGTTAGTTCAGGCCACTCTAAGAATATGAACGTAAAATATCAAACAAATCTTTCTATTCTGACTCACGGCAAATATAATTTTACGGACTATATTGATAAATTTAGATTGTTTGAAGTTACTGCGTCATTTGATGGAATCGGTGTTTGGAATGATTACATTAGGAGAAGATCTAACTGGGATCAGATTGTTTCAAATGTAAAAGAATTGCAACAGTATGAAAACATTCGAATTAATGTTAATGGAGCAATCAGTTTCTTAAGTGTTCTTAGATTTTACGAACTAATTAAATGGTTTGACGAACATAATCAATATTTTCACCAGATAAATTGGTCTAATATTAGAAATCCTAGTAAATTATGTGCGAACGTTTTACCTGATAAAATCAAAGAAAACCTGATTCCCAAGTATGAAGGATTTCCTGATATACAAAATGTACTAAAAGAATCTAACTATGGCTTAAATTACAAAGACACAATCAGCTATCTACTAATGACTGATTGGAGATACAAAAACACTAAATGGGAAATGAACTTATTTAGCGTTTTTCCAGAACTCGAGGAGTATTACGATGAAAGATCAATTAATTAAAGCAGCACGCATGCACGCTGAAGGTGAACTTGAGCGTGCTAAAACTAACATTATGGTTTATATGAATCAGAGTGTAGGTATCGGTGAGCACAGCGATATCGTTGAAGCTATTCAAGAAGAACTTGACAAGATGGCGGCGGCAACGGACCGCATTGAAATGTTAGAAAAACATTTTCAATAAAACGTAAATATATTGGTGTACAAACGCCGAAAACTAATATATAATAGTTCAAGTTAAAAATCAAATAAAGAGGTAGCGTAATGGCAACAGCAAATGTTGACACCAGGAAGTTTTTGTCCGAAACTAAATTTTATGAAGGCTACTCCCGCTATAAGGATGATGAGGGCAGATACGAATCCTGGGATGAGGCAGTCGATCGCGTGATCGATATGCATGCAAAAACATACAACAATAAATCAAACGAATTATCAGAATATTTAGAAGAAGCTCGTACAGCGTATAAAGAACAACGTGTATTAGCAGCTCAAAGATCACTGCAGTTTGGTGGTGAACAACTAATGAAACATCAGATGAGAATGTATAACTGTACATCATCTTATGTTGACAGACCAGAATTTTTTGGCGAAGTATTTTATATCTTGCTTTGTGGAGCGGGTGCAGGATTCTCTGTACAAAAACATCATGTTGATAAGCTACCTCTTATCCAGACTCGGACAAAGCAGGCAAAGGGATATGTTGTTGAGGACTCTATTGAAGGATGGGCTTCAGCACTCGACGTGTTGATGGCATCTTATTTTGTTGATGGCGGCAAGTATCCTGACTTTGCAGGACGTAGAGTATTCTTCGACCTATCACAAATTAGACCAAAGGGTGCAAAGATCTCTGGTGGATTTAAAGCTCCTGGTCCTGAAGGTTTACGGCGTTCACTCGATAAGATTGAACACCTGCTTCAAAGCATGGTTATCGATGCGAAAGAACCTGTAGCTTTGAGGCCTATTAATGTATATGACATTACCATGCATGCAGCAGATGCTGTTCTGTCTGGTGGTGTACGTCGGTCAGCCACCATCTGTCTTTTCTCGCCAGACGATGAAGAGATGATGAATGCAAAGACCGGTAACTGGTTTGTAGACAATCCTCAACGTGCTCGTTCAAACAACTCTGCAGTTATCGTTCGTGATAAAACAACTGCAGAACAGTTTGGAAAGATTATGGAATCAGTCAAGCAATTTGGCGAGCCAGGTTTTGTCTTTGTTGAATCCACTGAGCACACAACTAATCCTTGTGTCGAGATTGGCATGTTTCCACAGATTGATGGAAAGTCTGGTTGGCAGGGTTGTAACCTGACAGAAATCAATGGAGGCATGTGCGTTACCGAGGAAGATTTATATAAGGCATGCCGAGCAGCATCTATCCTCGGTACCCTACAAGCTGGGTACACTGACTTTAAGTTCTTGTCAGATACATCTAAAAAGATCTTTGATCGTGAAGCTCTCCTCGGAGTGTCAATTACAGGATGGATGAATAACCCTGATATTCTGTTTGATGCCAAGATTTTGGAGAAAGGAGCGAAGATTGTCAAAGAGATCAATAGAGAAGTTGCAGCAATTATCGGAATCAATCCGGCGGCTAGAACGACTTGTGTCAAGCCAAGCGGTAATGCTTCGGTTCTACTCCAGACTGCTAGCGGTATTCATGCTGAGCATTCTGGTATGTATATACGTAACGTACAAATGAATAAAGAGTCTGAGATTACTCAGGCTATTATGAAGTCAAATCCATACATGGTCGAAGAGTCTGTGTGGTCAGCTGGCGGAACAGACGTTGTTGTGTCTTTCCCAATTATTCCAAAGAAAGGTTCTATCTTTAAGGATGACCTGATTGGTGTTAAACACCTGGAGTTAGTGGCAAAGGCACAGAAGCATTGGGTAAATGCTGGTACAAACGAAGATCTTTGTGCTGACAAGGGTATCCGCCATAACGTTTCAAACACAATCATTGTAGATGATTGGGATGAAGTAGAAGAATACGTATTTAAGAATCGTCATTCATTTGCTGGTATCTCGTTCCTGTCAATGATGGGTGATAAGGACTACAACCAGGCACCAAACACTCAGGTGATTACTGCAAAGGAAATGGTAAAGAAATATGATACTGCAGCCATCTTTGCATCAGGCATGGTTGTTGACGGATTAAAGGCGTTTGATAATTTGTGGAATGCATGTATGACAGCTCAAGGCTTTGGCGAAGATCTATCATTGGATGATACAGCCACAAATGCAAAGAAGGATTGGGTAAGACGATTCAATCAGTTTGCAGATAACTACTGTAAAGGCGATGTAAAGAAAGCCGAATACTGTTTGAAAGATTCTTACCTTATGCATAAGTGGAATAAAATTCAATCAAATCTCAAGCAAGTAGATTGGAAAGAAGATCTAACTGAAAAGAAATACACAGACGTTGATACAATCGCTTCGGCTGCATGTGTTGGCGGTGCTTGTGAGATTGACTTTTAATGTCAGACTATCGCGTTGAATGTGAAGAGTGTGAAAACACTACCTTCGTCCAAACATATGAAAAACCTGAATTCTGTCCGGTGTGTGGACGCCGGGCAGAAGTCGAGAAACAACGAGATGATACGATTTGGGACATTGAAGATGATGAATAAATATCTTCATGTGGTATTATGAAAACAAACCTTATGACACTACCCCTGAGGAATACCAGGGATTTGTCTACATCATCACAGAGCTGGATACAGGTAAGAAGTATCTCGGTAAAAAGAACTTTTGGAAGCCGAAGATATTACCAAAAAATTCAAAGAGATCTCGCCGAGTTAGAACAAGAGTTGATTCTGACTGGCGAGACTACTATGGATCAAGCAAAGAAGTCCAACTACTGGTCGAGGAAAAAGGCCAGTCAAACTACAAACGAGAAATTATCAGACTGTGTAGAACAAAGGGAGAAATGTCTTACTTTGAAGCAAAGGCTCAGTTCGATAATGACGTACTTCTTTCCGATGAGTGGTACAATGAGTTCATAGGTTGTAAAATACACTCAAGACACCTGAAGTTATAAATAATATTATGAGGATATTATGGCAGATAAGTTAGTTTATGAAGTAATTGAATTGGCTTCTAAGGCCAAGAAGAAAGCAGACAAGATTAAGATCCTGAAAGAGAATGAGAGCTGGGCTCTCAAGGATATTCTCAGAGGTACACTCGACTCAACCGTGCAGTGGATTCTACCTCCAGGTCAACCACCCTACACACCAAACGATGGACACAACGCTCCATCAGATCTCCGTAGAAAAAACACAGATTTTAGATACTTCGTAAAAGGCGGCGAAGGTGCTCGCATGCCTGCGTATAAACGAGAAAATATTTTTATCGGTTTGATAGAAGCAGTGCATCCAGAAGATGCAAAGCTAGTTATATCCATGATCAACAAGGAGAAGCTTCCTGGCATAACTAGACCGGTAGTACAGGAGGCCTTTCCGGGATTACTCTTAGACAAACCCTAACCGGAGAAACTCATGACAGCAACTCAGCTCGAACGACTTAAACAAGACTCTATGGAACTCGAATCATATGCAAACAAACTCAAACGAAAAGGTCTGATTGACAGAATGAAAAAAATCCTAGAGAAACAATCGTTTATAGACAGGAGGATTGCTGAAGCAACATAAAAAAAAGGTTTACTTTTACCCTGAAATTTGGTATAATATAGATAATGCTAAATTTCAGGGTTTTTTATTATGAATCTATTTGTTCTTGACGAATGTCCTATTGTATCCGCTATGTGGCAATGCGACAAACACGTCCCTAAAATGATTGTCGAATCAGCTCAAATGCTGTCTACTGCTCATCGTATTCTCGATGGCTCTATGGAAAGACGACCTTCGAAGTCCGGTAAGACTATGGTCAAGTATTACAAGCTTGACAATCAATTCGAATCACTACTCTACAAAGCTGTACACCACGCTCATCCATGTACCGTATGGACTATGGAAAGTGCTGCCAACTATGACTGGCACTATTTGCACTTTGCAGCTCTGTGTCAGGAATACACTTTCCGCTATGGCAAAGTACACAAGACCGACCGCATACTGCGCGAAGTCCTCGAAACAAAACCACTAAATATACCATATCGCAATGGTGAGATGACACCGTTCAAGCTCGCCATGAAATCAAATCCAGAATGCATTGCGTTACAAGATCCAGTAAAAGCATACCGTGCATTCTACCAAACTAAACAGGACAGGTTCAAAATGGTTTGGACTCGCCGCGAAAAACCGGACTGGTTTAAATATAGGAGTGCAGCATAATGGGGTGGTGGAAACAAACTGAATTGTTAGAAAGGAAATATGGAATGTCTAAAGTAAACCCTCTCGATTATTTGTTGGTACTTCAAGAAGAAGTTGCTTATCAAAAGTCTCAGCTACAACCGCATGATACGGGTCATATACATACTACTATTAGTGTGCTAGAACAGCGCATTACAGAAATCGAGGAAAAGATCCGTGCCAAAGTACACGCTTAAAGACATGAAGACTCAAGAAGAATGGGATGTTATGTGCTCATATGAAGAGTTGCAGACTATTCTTGATGAGCTACCAGACGTACAGCAAGTCCTGAAGTTTCCAGCAATGGTGACTCAGGCTGGTAGTACGTTGAGCAAAACGTCAGGTGACTGGCGAGATCTATTAAAGAAAATTGATAAGAATGCAGGACGAAAGAGTAAGGTACATACGTGACAAGTTCTAAAGTTAAATACGAAGATCTACTTGAATTCGAACCAATTACTGGTAACCAAAAGAAAGCATTTGAACTTTGGGATGAAGGTGAAAACCTGATTCTGGCTGGTTCAGCTGGTACTGGTAAAACATTTATTGCAATGTACCTTGCACTTGAAAGTGTATTGGAAAGATCTACATCTTACGATAAAGTTATTGTTGTAAGATCAGTTGTAGCAGTCAGAGAAGTCGGATACCTTCCGGGTAAGTTGGAGGAGAAGACTGCAGTATATGAAGCTCCGTATAAAGCAATTGCTGAAGAGCTTATGGAAGACAAGGCTGCCTACAATAAAATGATTTCAAATCATATTATGCAATTTGAAACTACCTCATTCGTTAGAGGTAAGACATTCGATCGAGCAATTATTATTGTCGATGAAATGCAGAATCTCAACTTCCATGAACTCGATTCAATCATGACTCGAGCTGGTGAAAACTGTAGATTGATTTTCTGCGGTGATTATCTACAATCTGATTTTCACAATGAGGGGGAAAGGAACGGCTTAGCTAAGTTCCTTAATATCATGGACAGAATGAAAGAATTTTCTACTGTTCAATTTGGATGGGACGACATTGTTCGTTCTGGAATAGTTCGTGATTATATCATGACAAAAGAAATGATGGGACTAAAATGAAATGAAAAGACTATTGGCCGGTATGGCCACTCTTCTACTCGCAACATGTTCGCCGGTAGCAGCTCAAGATTATAATCCAAGTGGTCAGCCGCTTTACTCTAAACCTGTGCCATGTGGTGATTTACCAGGCCTGATTTTAGAGTTTGAAAAATCAAATATGTATCCTCTAGTGGGACTAGGTGGCTATTCTTGGATGGATGATGGAACAACACAAGCCTCTGTAACTATTTTAGTCGTAGATGAAACTGGTAGATTCGCAGTCGTAGAGAAAAACGCGTCATTTTTCTGTTTACTTTCTACAGGAAATGTGGTAGAATATAATTCTGATACAATAAAAGAACTGATGGAATGGAATTAGTATGGAGTTTATTCATGAAAAGATTGATCTTGGTTATGAAACACTGGATCGTGCTGAACACTCAGATGGTCGGCGCTATGTCACTACTGATGGCAACGCTTATCCTAGCGTTACTACAGTACTCTCCCTCGTAAATGAGGATAAGATTGCTGCATGGCGAAAGCGTGTAGGTGAAGAAGAAGCTAATCGAGTCGGT